TTCCATAGCATCTTCTTTAGGTCAACGCTCCAGTATTGGCGGTGTTTTTCCCATAGCACAGTGGCAATCTCTACCTGCTCTGGGTCGTGACCAAACTCACGAAGAATCTCATCGTGGCTTTTACCATTGATGTCGTTCTCTAGAGCACCAGTCTTCAGTTCACCTTCATTGCCTCGCCAAGTCACTTCAGCCATGTCGTCAGTCTGCTTAGCGTGCGATGAGATATGATTCTCACTGCGGTGCTTTGCGACTGTGGATTTACCCAAGTCGAAATGGCTGGCAATTTCACGAGCCGATAGCCCCTGATGAAGCATTGTTTCTAGTTGTGAATTTGGAAGCATATCACATAATTTGCATTTAGTCATTACCCCATCCTAACTGTAGTGTTGGCATATGTTTATTATTCCTCAAGTATACCATGACATGACGGACAGCATCCATAGCGTGTCCTCTTGCTGGAGTATATAGACCCATCTCTTTTAGCCTTGTGTCATCGCACAGGGGCTTTAGTTTGGGTGGCTGATAAACTATTGGCATTAGCGGATATAGAGCCTCCAGTGCCCCGATAATGTATGTAGGAGTGAGGTCTACGCCATGCACTCCCTCACGCAAGGTAAAAGACTCACAAACTATCAGGTCTATCTCTGTATCAAGTAGTTCATCCCAATGAAAATTGAGAAAACCTTCAAGACCACCAGTAATTTGCTTTTGCCATATAAGTTGTGGGGCGGTAGAACCATCAACAGAAACAAGAGCAAGACCAGTCGTTCCACCGGGGTCAATTCCCAATATCCTTGTCATTTACTCCCTCCTTCCAGTGTTCATATGGAGTTTTGCCCTCCATAAGTGCACGCTCGGTTTCTCTTTGCATTACATAGCGATAGCACTCCATAGCAAGTCTATCTCTAGACCCACTATGAACTTTTCTATCATAGTGAAACATGAGTGCTTTTTCATTCTTGATTACATCCTCATACTTAGATGTTAGTTTGAATAGGTCAGCCATTGTTTCTCCACACGCTTGGCGAGTGATTCTCTTCGACTGACTTCTTCACAGACTCATTTTCGTATAGTCTAATAATATGAATACAAGGGTCTGATTCCTCCCACTCCTCATCTTCCTCATTGCTAGTTGGCAAGCCATCGTGCGTATAGCAGACTGCTGGTCCACACCAGTTATTCTTGATTCCAATTTGAATCCATTCTTGGTAATCCATTATTTTACCTCCCTAATATTCTTGCTAATTGCACTTTGGCTAATTCCCGTAATCTTGGATACCATACCCTGTGAAGTTCCAGAACCAACAGCATCATGGATAAGCCTATAATCAGTGCGACCATCGGCACGGCTATACAAAATATTGCGAAGTATGTCAAGAGTTCCAACATTTAAATTACCTCCAGTTCTATCGTGTTTTTCTAACATTCTGCTTACTGTTGTATGGGAAACTAATCCGTTTGTTATTGCTGAGATTTGACGGGCTGAGAATATCTTATACTTAGATAATCTCATAATCGAATCCATTAGCATCTCCCTGTCTATATTTTCTGCGTTATCTCTAATCCAAATTGCTTCGTTCAAAGCCTCTGCAACATACATATCTCTTGCTCTATTCATTTGTAACCACCTCCAAATATGTCTTCTGATTTTCTACTACTTGTTGAACACGAGCCTGTGAATAGAGTGCTTGCACCATCTCATCAAACTCACGCTTTCTTTTATTGTTGAACTTCTTGTAAGCCTCTTCGTATCTCAACTTTCCTCCCTTATCAATAATTAATGTTTCTAGTTTGTCAACATCTCGTTGCCATTCGGAGGCTGAGATTGCTCCTGCCATTTCTACCAGATTCCAGAACCAGTCTTCTGAGTAGTAAATAGCAGTTATCATGTGCTGTTCGGTTACCTCCTCAGACCTGTCATACATTGCTAGTAGCACTGCACACTTCCAGATTGACAGAGCAAGTCGCTGTCGAGATGGCTCGATAGAATCCTTTTCCTTATGGTTCTCAGCCCAGTTACCCATCTCCCACTTGAAGCGATTGAATCTCTCAAGTGCTTCAACAGTTAGGCGAATAGGTCTTGAGCCTGAGCCACCCTTCTTCTGCCAGAACATAACGCTCTCAGATAGTTGCTTAATCATTGACTCTAGAACATCATCACGAACAACAACCTCATACTCATCTGCCTGTTGGATATCTTCTGACTCTTTAGTGCGAGATGGAGTTGGTGCTGTTACATAGATAAAACGAGCCAAGAAACCACTTCGGAAATATTCTGTAGTGAGAATATCAGCAGTCTTGCTGGTGATTCCCATTAGATACATTATGAAGTTAGTTTCAGCACGCTCGGTCTGTGCTTTGCCCTTAGATGAGCGAATAGTCACAGGAACATGACCATCATACAATTCGGTAAAACGCTCAGCAGCAGATGCCATGTAAGTCTTGTTGATAAAGTCCTTGAACATACCCTGAACTTCATCTCGATGCAATAGGCTAGTCTGCTTATCACGCTCTGCTAGAATTGCTGTAAGACCTTCTGGAGTAGCATCCGACCCAATATCAATCTGATATCCTGAGAACTTTTCAAACTGGCGAACAGCACGAAGCATTAGGTTACGGCTAGTTGATTTACGAGTAAGTGTAGTTTCACCTAGCACCATGAACCAGAGATTCAAGCCCATCTTACCAAACTTAGGCACAGCGTAGCCGATGTCAGAGAATACACAAGATAGCAAAGTGAACGCACTAGCAATCTGATACTGGATAGCACCATCGGTCTTGCTAGTAGCCCAGTCTTTATACTGGTCAATAAATGTAGGCTTATTGAATACGCTCCTACGCTCTACATCAGATAAAAACATTGGCTTAGTTAGTTGGATATTAGGTTCGATATCAGCAAGGTCAATAACTTGTGCAATATCACCAGTGCCATAAGATGAACCAGCACGCTGGACTTCACGCCATAGGTCACCATCTGCATCGGAACGCTTTGGGCGGTTAGGTGAGTGATACTTATTGCACTTAGCACCACGAGCAATTACGAATACTTCCTCGGCAGTTAGACCCTGCTTGAATAAAGAAATCTCTAGTTTCCAAAGTAGTTTGCTCATATCAGCATTTGCACTAGGCTCATTCATGTATAGACCAACAATCTCTGGATTAGATTGAATCTTAGCCATAGTCTTTAGCAGGTCAGGCCATCCTGATGGCAGTGGCTCTAGCGATAGTTCACGGATTGGCTCTACCTCAACATCGCCATAAACTTCTTCCAAATCGGCTAGGGAGTAAACCAAACCATTCGTTGTTGCTGTAATAGCGTGATTTACTCCCTCTTTGCGATTCATACTATTTGGAATACGGAGTAGTTTAGTGGTATTCCAGCCAGACTTGTCACAGCCTTGGTGTGAGTGTGCGTAAGCAATCTTCTTGGCTAGTAATGCTGCAACTTGAGGGTCTATCTCTACATCGAGCATCCAGTAGCAGTGCCAACGATTAGGCGATGTCTGCACTGAGATTGATGGCTCTACCAGAAAGTTTTCTGGTGCACAGGTGTCAGCATCTGAATAGATAACATGAACAGTCTTGGCGTTCTCCTTGATACGCCGAGGGGCGTTGAAAAGAATTGGAGAGTAGTAAACATCATCACTTGCCTTCTGTGTAGCAAGTGCCACCATAGCATCCTTCTGCTGTGGGTATTCGAAAAATTGCTGGTCTGTGAGTTCTCCTGTGATACCACGAGTAACGACTGTGGCTAGACCACGAGAGTCGCTGTAAATGGCATCTAAGAAATCACCTGTCTTCATATATCCTCCTTTGATAATAGTTTATTTTACTTGCTGCCCCTGCTGGATTCGAACCAACAACCTTAGAATTAACAGTTCTCTGCTCTGCCGTTGAGCTAAGGGGCAATCGTGGAACTGCTGAGAGTCGAACTCAGGTCTTATGCACTTCCGTATACGGCTTTGTTGCACAATCGAAACCACTCCAGTCCCTGAGCCACTTACAGGACTTGAACCCGTCACCTACGCATTACAAGTGCGTTGCTCTACCAGATGAGCTAAAGTGGCATTGTGCCCCGGCTAAGAATCGAACTTAGACTACATACACAAAGGAGGAGAGCGACAGTATGCAACGCCAGTAGGGGCGTGTGGCAGTTATTATACAGGATGCCAGCCTGTGCCCATTCTGGTATTACCAGACATCACCAGAGGTGACAGGTGTTGCCCCAATGGAAGACATAACAGCGTTTAGACTCGCAGAGGCAGTCGCAGCATCAAAACCTGCTACCTCGTTGCGGTCATTGCCGTCTTGGTCTTTCCCCACCTTGACACGCACGCCAATAGGCTTGCCTGAAAGTTCCTGTGGAGTTGGAACAGTGAATGTGCCAGCGGTTAGGTCGTAACCTAGTGACTTGAAGAACGCTTGGGTCTTCCAGTAGTCGCCAGCCTTGTATAGTGCAACATAGCCAAAGACTCGGCGATTCTCGCTTGGTCCATCGCTGATGCGGAACTGGATGTTGAAGCGAGGCTTACCCTCATTTGGTCCCGACTTCACAGTTTCCTGCTTTACATCGAAGATTGTTGCGTTGTAACTACCTGCTGGGACTACTCCGTAGTCACCAGTTGAGTTTGACGACAGGTCTTCTGCCGTGAAATTAAGTGAAATACTCACTATTTACTACCTCCTTGGTTGATTAGTTCAATGATTTTAGGCATCGAAGGCTGGTAAATCTTTGGTGGCAAGTTGAAGCGGTTCTTGGTTACAAGACGCTCTGACTGACCGACTACCAGCACACGCTGAGGACCATCCTCAGTGTTCTCCACGCCGAGATATCCAACGATATCTGGAATGGAAGGCAAAGTGCTCTTGAACGAGCCGGGAAGCATAGCAGTGGTCTTGATTGCACCAGTGCTATCATCCTTGTCGTCTAGAGCGTGAGCAATCAAAATGCTTACGAACGGAGCAGTGTGCATCGCTCGGAAGATTTCGTTTGCCCAGTTCTTCAAGTCGCCCCATTTGGCAAACTTGTTGTTCTGGTTCTCTGGCTTCTCACCAAAGAACTTCTCGGCTCGGTCCATTACTACACCAATCGTGTCAATGATGACAGTCTTGTATTTGGATTTACCTGATAGTAGCCACGCAGTTACCTGAGTGAACTGCTCGTGAGTAGTAATGCTGATAACATCAACATTCTTGAAGTCACGAGCGATAGCAGATGCTCCGCCTTCAACATCAATGAGTAGAGTTGGCTCATAACCAACGACCTCTGAGATTGAACCAGCAAGCCAAGTCTTACCTCGACCTGCATCGCCGTAGAGCAAGATGCTCTTCGGTGCGTTCAAGGCTTCTGCCTTGTGGATTAGTTTCATAAACGGCAGTTCTGGGAACTCCGTAGTAGTTGTAGTAGTGATAGTTTCCTCCTAGATTCTATTTGTTGTTTTGTTGTGAGATGAACATTATACCACACATATTAGAGTTTGTAGTCAAATATGTATTGGCGTGTCTAAATGCCAATGTTGCACTTGTAGCA